GCTGTCGTCCAAGTGCTGATTATCTATCTTGAGCTCTATACTTCTTCTGATAGTTCTTAGCGGTTTTAAGACCGTAGTGATTGTTTTTAGAGTGAACGCCTTGTCTTTTCTTTTTAATCTTAATAATATTGGTAGATGTAGAATCTTTAATCCTTGCCATTGGTTATTTATTCTTAGAAAGTGCTTGAGCTGAATAGTAATTTTTAACTGCGGTTACTGGATCTACTGTAGATCCTGTTATACCAAACATTTTTGCCATATGTGACCAGAGTTTTAATCCACCTTGTTGTTGCCATTCATATGCACCAACTCTTCTTACATATCTTGATTTTTCATTACCCTCCCATATGTCAACCATATCATTGATTATTTGCTTATAAGTATCTGTAGTAGGCCCAAATGCTATAGATTTAATATCTGTCATAGAAGCCAAGTCATCAAATCCATATCCCGGGAAAGGAATAAATTGCTCGTTCTCAGCTCTTACCTGAAGTAATAATAAGAAGCTATGAACTTGTATGTATCCTCCAAGATCAAAATCAGGTTCTTCATCAGATACACCCCACAGTTTAAGTGGTCCAGTCTTCTTTCTTAATTTAGCATATCTATCTTCATCATCTTCATCCCACCCACCAATTACACTATAAGCAGCCATATTAAGAAGAGCTAAGAATAAAAACTCAGCAACTGTCTTCATTAGAGCTTCTCTATCTTCAGGGGTCATGTGATTGATATTTCTATCTCTGAGGATTTTACCAAAGCTTTTTGCAGCAGTGATATAATAACCCTCATCATAACCTCCCATACCTATATTCAATCTGTTTTTACCAAAGCGCTTAACAGCCATAGTAGTAAAGTATCTACGCATGTTGCTTATATACTTAAACCACAAATGTCTATGTGCTTCCGGTTGATCATGTTGAGAATAAGCTCCATTAAGTTTGTTCATTACTTGATGAATCTTATTACGCATTCTCTCAAACTTCTTACCCATTATTACATTGCCTTCTTCATCATAAGAGAATCCCCATTCTGGATCTACACCATCTTTAAGCTTTAGTTTACCATCTACAACTTCCCATGCATCCATGTATTCAATAGTAGAGCCATCTTTCATGGTTACTTTTTGTTTATACATCATAGCTGCAAAAGTCTGAAGAGTAGCTTGAATTTCACTCCACTTACGGAAATTATACAACCAGCTTCTATCTGCAATATCTTTTGCCATAGTTCTGGTTATTTTTGTTCCAAACTTTTCTTTAAATCTACCCTGGATAGGATCAAAGACATCCATAAGAAGGAGCTCTAGATCTTTTGCTTCTCCATTATAGACATTTACACTCATTTTACTAGCAGTCTTAAATGCCCAACCTTCTCCTTTTACTAGAGTTCTAAATGATATATTAGTACCTCCTACTGATTCAAGTAGTGCTTGGAATTTTTGACCTGCAGTGTTCTTAAGAGCAGATGGAATATTCAATGCAAAAAATGAAAAACCAGCTCTTTTAAATAAGAAGTTAGAGAAGTTATTAATAAAAGCATTGTCCTTGCCCCAACCAGTAAGAGATTCTCCAAGGAATTCTCTGTCATAGTAAGCATTAAAAGCTTCTGCCCTTACATATTTTCCTTTCTTCTTAACAAAAGACTGCATTTGTCTTGCAACAAAGTTACCTCTGTTAATTTCATCAGTTCTTGCTTTATTCTTAGGATCATTAAGAACTTCTTTAATTGCTATAGCAATAGGATTGATTTCAATGAGTTTTCTTTGGCGCTCAAGAGATTGCATATATCTGAGCATACCTGTAATAAAGTCAGTAGATGTTTCATTTGCTGTAAGATCATAAAGACCATGAGCAGGAATGTTATCTATCTTATTATCATACATGTCTGCTTTTACAAGCTTTTGTTGAGCATTTTTCCAGTTAGATGTACCAACTTCAAAATCTGCTCTACCTCCCATGAAGAAGTCTCTGATTCTTTGAATGATTCTTTCTATAAAGCTTTTAGGTCCTTGAGTTGCTCCTTTAATACCACGCTTTTGAACAAGTTCAAGATCACTCATTGGGAATCTTGGAAAGTCCAAATACAGCTTGCTATCTTTAGGTGAACCTTTTTGAAAATCCAAATGCATTTGTGTAAGAGATTCAAGAAGCTCAAACATATTTGGATCATTTTCTTTTAGCTCATAGTACTTTTCATTTCTATATGGACTATTTGGTAATTCTTTTGGTAAGAAATTACCTCTGTTGTCTACAGTAGTACCTACAATACGCTCTGTTTTATATTGCTTTTTTACAATTTTAGCGTAGTACTTAAGCTTAGGTTTACCTGGTATGTACTCAACTATATTTCCATCTTCATCTTTAATTTCTGTTTGCTCATAATACTCAGGACCAGATGGAATAGTTTTTGTCCAAGCAGGAATAGCTTCATATGTAGTAACATCTTTTTCAGTAGTCGCTATATGATTTGCTTTCCACCACTTTTCAAACTCTTTATTTTCTGCAAAATAGATTTCTAAAAAGTTAGGACTGAATAAGATACCTACATTGTCTTCATCAACATCAGTAATACCAAAGCCTTCTTTTTGCATTAACTCACTACCATTAAGCTCTTCAAACCAGAATTGCAAAGCATCTAAGTAATACTCAGTAGGCTTCTTAGATTGCATTTCTGAAAGCTCATCATAGTAAGAAATCAAATTATTCATCTCATTCTTATCAAGAGAAATAGATGCCTTAACACTATAAAGTCTTTTTAATTCATCTTTTTCTTCTGCAGAAAGAGACCTTTCTCTTTTACTTTTTATTGTATTGAGTTCTTTTACTCTAGCTCTTTGCTCTGGAGTAAGGCCACTTGGTTTAAAGATTTTTTCTTGAAGCTTGTTTACGTTTTCCTGAAGAGCTTTAATCTTCTGAATTCTTTCATTATCAAGCTCATTACCAACTACTTGACCATCATCATCTTTATACTCTGAAAGCAGATCATAAAGCTCAGTCTTAGCTTTCTTTATCTCCTCCATAGCATCAATGCTATCTTGGAGATCTTTAACATTTTTGTTAGCAAAAATGAGTTGCTTACCTTTTAGATTTGGAATCTGGTCATTTAGAAGTTTTATCTTCTCTTCTATTTTGATTCTTAAAGACTTATTTAGTCTTTCTATTTCTTGATATAAGAATGCACGTCTTTCATAGAAAGAATCTTTGATTACAGTTCTTGTATTTGCATCAATCCACTTTTGTCTTCTTCTTGCAAATTCTGCATCAAAAGCTGGACCAGGTTGAAAATCTTCTTCTTTAAGATTATCTTTAATCTGTTCTTCTATTTTTTTAAGAGTATTTTCAAATACTCCTCTTCTAGGTACATATTCATAGTATTCACTAGATTGCCTTTTGTATTCATTTAATCTTTGTGCAATTTCCAGTTCCTCACCAACCTTCATGTTACCTTTAATATCTCTTAGAGAATGCATAAGTCTATACTCTCTCCAGAGTTCATTCATCCGGTCATTTACTTCAAGAAGATCAAGGTCATCTCTTTCTGCTGTTAGGTTATTAAGGTCTTCAAAGAATTTTTGTTTTCTTCTATAAGCTTCTTGACCTATCTTATCATCTGGACCTTGGTTAAATACTTTATCTAGATCATATACTTCTTGTACATACTCTTGATTCCACCACTTTTTAAAGTGTTCTCTCTTTTTAGATATAGCTGCAGAAAGTTTCTCTTTATTTTCTTTAGTTTGAGAATGGTAATATTCAGCTTGTAGCTTAGTAATTTCATCATCAAACTCTGATTCAACATATCTATAGTCTTTATATTTACCTAAAAGACTCCATCTTTCTTTTTTTGTAAGATTACCTTTCTCATCTTTACCAGCTACAATATCAACAAATCCTAGTTTTTCACCCAGTTCACCAATGTTTGTAAACTTGATTTTATTCTTTTTTAGAAGAGGTACTATCTTATCAAGAAACTTGTCATAGTTGTTCATTACTTTTAGATCAACTTCTGTCATGTTCTTTTTTAAGAAAGAAGCAAAACTTGCTATTACAGGATCTGTATTATACATGTAACCTTCAAAGAAGCTATTCGTATAATGAGCATCTTTAAGATTACCGGATATTAGCATATCCATTTTCTCTTTTGTAATCTGAGCACCTTCAGTAAATTTTTGTCTTTTTAGTGCTTCTAGATCTCGAGAATCTTGGGATGTAAGAGACATACCAGATTCTTTAAGAGAATTTAATCTTACAAAGTGATTGTATTCATCTTCTGTAAGACCATGATAAAATTTATATTTAGAGTCTATGCTAGATTGTGAAGCACCTTTACTTTTAAGAAGCTTAATTGTTTCTTTAAATTGTTCATCTGCAGCTTCTACAATATCAGATATCTCATCAAAAAGTACTTGTCCAGCACCTTCTTTTCTGATATTCATTATAGATTCTTCTATTCTGTTTACATTAGTCTTAATTCTATTTAAGACAGTAACCATAGGAGAACCTGCAGGAGCATTTGCCTTGTTCATTGTATCCAAGGCATTGTCTACATAGTTAGACCAGTGATCAATAAAGTGCTTATAATAAAATACCTTCTGAAGATTTTCTTTACTATTAGGATCCTTTTCTAATGTTTTCATGTAGTCTTGAATCCTTGTCATAATTTTATCAAGACGCAACACAGTATTAGTAAGAGCTTGCACATTGTCTTTCATCCTATCCATATCAAGGATAAGTTGTTCAGCTTTTTCTGTAAGCTCTCCTGCATATTCACGCAAGTTAGACTGAATCTCTTTAAGTTCTCCTCTACCATATTCATCAGATAGAAGATCAGCAAGGGCCTTATAGTTCTTATTTCTTATAAGAAGTTTGATGTACTTAGTACTAAGATCATATGCTTCTGAAGATAGCGCTGTAATATCTCTTTCATTAAGAAGCTTAAGATCATTAAGTAGAGAGTCTCTATCTTCAAGATATGCAACTACATCAGAGTCAGATACCATAGTTGTATTGACTTTAAAGTTGCCACCTTCTGCTAAAATCTTAGCAAGATCATTAAGACTAGTTGTAGGATCAAGCTTAGAGATGTTAATCTTCTTACCAAATACTTTTCTAAGAAACTGTTTAATAGCAAACATGAGGTTTTTCATGAATTTGCCAAACTTTGTTTCTGTTTTAGTAGCATCAAATTTATCTTTTGCTGCTTTAGTAAGAGCTTTAACAAGAACTTCTTCTGCAAGAATGCTTTGATATTTATCAATCAGAATTTTCTTTTCTGCAGGATCTTCCTCAGATTCAATAGCTTGCTCAAGATCTCTATATTCTGAAACAGCTTCTGTAAGAAGATTAGGATCAGCAGCAAGAGCCTCAGCTACAAGCTTATTAAATAGAGATCTGGTTTCTGGATCAACAGCTAATGCTTTGACAACAGCATGAGAAAATTCATGAAAAGCCATTGATGTTGTAACTTCTGTACCTACAAAGTACACATTACCTTCATAGAAGAAAGCTTTTCCTTTAGCAGTAGTCCATGGATTTTTAGACTTTGAAGTAAGTTCAATAGCCTGCTGTGGACTTATAAAATGATAGGTAATACCTAAACTTTGGGACAACATTCTTAGAGCTTCATTAGCTCTAGTATTGTCAGTAGATTCGATATTAAGAGTCTTACCATCTATTGGATTACTAAGAATAGCAAGTCCTATACCTGTTTCAGGATCTGTAAATACAGGATCATTAGACTTTTCTTTGATAGTTTCAGTCTCTCTTCTAATTCTTTCAGCTACTTCAACTGGAGATTTTACTTCAAATCTCTTATCTACTTTTTCCTTTACTTCTTCAACAGTACCCATTGGTCTATCTTGACCAAGTGCTTCCAGGTATTCTTGCATAGCATATAACTGCCCAAGTTCTGGATCACTACTAATTGCATCCCATCTTTCTCTTACAAATGGGTCATTTAAGTTAGGACAAGCTTTCATTTTCTACCAAAACATTCTAATAATTTATCACTAGCTTCTCTGACTGATACCTGTTGAACTTTTTCAACCATCTCAATACCAGATTCACTTACCTGATTATCAGGATCTGACTGGACCTCTAAAAGCCCTGGATTTACATATCCAACTTCTAAAAGTCTCTTAGACAAATATAAGAAAGTTTGTCTTGCAAAGGAGTCTCCTCTTCTCATATATTGAGCCAAACCAGTAACAGGGAATCCAAGTTGCATACCTGATGCTTTTACTTCTTTTGCGTGCTCAATAAACTTATCTATCTTCTCTTTTACAATAGTATTAGGTTCTACTAAACCATTAACTGCAGTAGGTATGTTTGTCTTGTATTTGATTTGAACATAGTCAGGATCCTTGGAGATATTGGTAAGATTCTTAACTCCAAGTTTATTCATTACAGCTTCAAATACAACACCTTCTCCAGATTTATTCCAGTTTGACTCACGGTTTTTCTTATTATCCATGATAACAGAACCACCGGCATTTAGAACTTTGACAATTTGATTTACTGTATTATCAATGTCTTGTGTAGTAGATACATTGTTTCCTGCAACACTTACCATAGCCACTGTACCAGAATCATATACACCAGAATTTCTTGGAATACCTTGATTTACAGCAGCTTCTCCATATTTCTGAGAGCTAGATACTCTTCCAGTTTTAGGATCTTTTCTACCAAACTCAATAATATCAGTAGCTGCAGCAGCTTTCTTAGGATCTTTTGTATTAGGTGAGATCTCTTTTATATCAAATCCAACCTTTTTAACTGTAGGTTTAGGAAGATCTTTACTTGATACATCTGACTTATCAGCAAGTTGATCAGTAAATACTCCATCTGTACTTATAGTATTTCTAGTAACAACAGGTATAAAGTTATTCATACCTCTAGTATTTTGTGCTATATATAAAGGATTTTGATCTCTTTCATTAGCAGGAGTTTCTAGAGGTACCTCAGCAACAAACATTACATTATCCATAGTATTCATAAGGTTTGCTGCCTCTTCTACACCATAAGCTGTTTTGTATTTACCTTCAGGACCTTCTTTATCTTTAAGTTTAGTCTGATAGATAATATTTCCAGAATTGTCTTCTTTAGTGTCTACTATAGTCTGTTGTTTATTTACGCTTCGTATAGACTTATACTTAAATACCTGATAATCACTAAACCTATTCCTTGTTTTACTTGCTCTATTTGTCTTCATCTTTTGAACAAATGTTGTGAGCATAGCATCAACTTGTTCTGGACTACTTTTTTCAAGTTCTTTTGTAAACCATCCAGCTGCAGGAATCATCTTATTAAGATACTCTTGTTGAGGCACCGCTCTAATAATAGAGAATGCACTACCTGTATTAAGTCCAGACTGTAAGAAAGCATATGTGCTAAGTTTCTTAAAGAATTGAGCAACTCTAGTTTTTTCTTCTTCATTAATATCAAGTTTTATAGAAGATGAATTAGAGAGTTCTAAAAGGTTCTCATTAAAGATATTAAGCTTGTCAGCTGTAAGAGCTGTATCAGTAAATACCAAGTTTTTAATTTTCTTGTCTTTACTTACACTCTTTTTAAAGTTTTGAACTATAGCGTAATCATCTAACAAAGATGGATGTTTCTTGATTATATCAAAGAACTCATCAGCTACAGTTTTATCGCTTTTGAATAGCTTCCATAAGTTATAGGTGTTATTCAGAGCCGTATCTCTTATAATTTCTTCATAAGTAAGATTTTCCATTCTTGCTTTGTGAGCTTCAGCAGTCTCATCCTGAAGAGTATATAACTGATTCTTCATATTAGAACTAAGAAGTTCTTTATAATCTTCTCTCTGCTCAATAGCTTCTTTAGAATAAGTAGCTCTTAATACTTCTCTTGCAACTACAAATCTGAAATATTCATCTCTAGGAACCTTATTAAATGCCATAGGATTTACATAAGCAGGTCCAGAAGATATCTTTCCTTCTTTAGAAGAAGGTTTAAAGTTTCCTTTACCTTCTTCAAAGTCTTTATAGTTTTTAATAAGGGAATCCTTATCAATGTAGATTACATTTTCGCCATCAACTTTTTTAACAGCTATACCGGTTTCAAGATTTATAGCTGTTTTTAGTACAGCATAACCAGCTCTTGTATTAACTATAAGTCCATCAAAGCTACTTGGCTTAGATATATCAAATGCTTTAAGTTCATTTTGGAAAACAAAGCTTGGAAGATTGTTCTTAAATGCCTTAATAAATTCACTTGCATCACCATAAGTATTATATATACTTGTTCTATTTTTCTTAATGTACTCTTTTAAGAAGGCATTTACCTTATCATTATTTCTAAGCTCAAAGAATCCTTTCCAAGCTTTTACTTGAAATGGTTGAACATAGAATGAACCAATAGGAGTATCATTTAAAACCTTATCAAGAAGATCACCTGGAATAAGATCATTAGTTTCTAAAGCTTCTGCAAGAGCTATTTTATCTTCTGCATCATATGCGCTAGATGATCTAGTTGTATCAAAGTTAGTTCTAAGTTTAACATCTCTAACTGTTTTTGCCATATCCTCAAGTTCAAAGAAATGAAGAAGAGATGCAAGATCATTATCAGAAATTGTCTTACTTGTTATGTTACCTTCAATAGCTTCAGGATCAGATACAAACTTTAAAAACTCTGGGTTATTTGTATACTCAAGAGTTCTATCATATATAAACTTTTGTTTCTCAGAGTTGTTTAAATTGTTATAATCAAAATCTTCTTCATAGACTACTCCTTTTCTTTGTAAGAAGTATCTATTCATAAACTTATCTCTTGTATGACCTCTGAAAAAGTTTGGATTTTTAATGTCTTCTCCTAAAGCATTAGCAAGAATACTCTTTGCTCTTTTTTGTTCCTGAATGTACTCTCTAATAATAGGTTGTGACATTAAGTGTACAGCTTGTTTAAAAGGTACACCGGCCTGTATAAGGAAAAGCAAAGTAGGAGAAGCTTCTTTATTACCTTGAATATTAAAGATCCAAGCATCTTTAGCTACGTCTACCCAACCATTAATAAGCTGTGATATAATATCCCCAACATAATTCTCCTTGTTCACATCCATAATGTGAGACAAGGATATACCATTATTTAGTTTATTATGAGGAAGAAGGATTGTAGCTCTCTTTTCAAATTTTTCTGTTCCAAATCCAGCAGTATATGAAGGATTAAGATAGAAACCTATTCTGTTAAATACAGAGTTATAAGTATTATCAACAGCGCCTAGACCAAGTGTTTCTTTACCAATATTGTGTGAAGAATGTTTATAAAGGTTAAAGCCTATTTCAAATACTCTAGTACCTGCAGGTTTACCAGTCACTTCATCATGAACTCTATAGTTATTGTTATAATCAAGAACCTTAGCTGCAAGATTATCTGCTAGATCTTTGGCAATATAAGTAGAGTTAGGTTTAACTAAAGAAAGATAGTTTTGTGGTATTTCCAAAATATCTATCATACTTTGAATTACCTTATTTTGTAATCCACCAACTGTATTGCCAGATTCAAGTCCTACATTAAATTCTGAATTTGCTTTAAGTAAATCAAGGACTTTATTGTCTGATTCATCAAGCTTAAAGAGTTCTTCTTTATTTTTAATGATATCAAGAATAATACCTACATTATCCGGAGTAAGTTTATCTGCAATATCCGGATTGTCAGTAGCAAGAGTTTTTAGTAGCTCTCTGCCTTCTTTTGTAGTCCATTTTTTAAAGCTATAATTAGACTCAATGTTAGGCATCATCATTGTGAGCTTATCAATATCAAAGTCAGATCCTGACTTAGCTACAATTTCAGATGGAAGAATAATAATATTGCCTGCTGTAGGATCAAGGAACTCATATACTTCCATGAATTCCATAGAGTTAAGACCTTGTACTGGAATACGAGCTCCAGTTATTGTGATCATTCTTCTATTATTACCTTCATCTAACCAAGCATCATCAGTAATAAGCTGATTAAGTCTTTCTATAGTTTCTATTTTATTACCATCAGGGTGTTTAAGATTAAGTAGTTTTACAAAATCTCCCTGCATTGCAATCTTGATCTTAGCAGCGCTGGTTTTACCATCTTTACCACCAGATCTTCTATAGAAAGGCAAGTCATTAGTACCTTTGTACTTAAGTCTTTCTTCATCAGTAGCTACTCTAAACTTAGGAGCTTTCTTTTCAAAACCTGCACCAGATACCTGAATCAGACCTTCACCATTAAACTTCTGTCTTACAAGTCTCTTAACAATTATAGAGTTAAGAGCTTTTTCAATTTTTTCTGCAGAAAGAGATAAAGAAAGATCATGTGCAAGACTCTTGCCACCAGGTGCCTTTTTAAGGAAGTCTATTTCATGCTCTGCAAGATCTTCAGATCTTAAAGCATTTACCATGAAATTAGCAAGATTATCATTGAAGATGATATTGCCATCAGAATCAAACTCTATAGATGCTTCTTTGATAAGATCATCCGTAAGCTTTTTTGTAAGAGCAGAAATACTGCTCTCATAGTTCATTACAAGCTTATATATAGGTGATTCTGCTTCCTTATCTACTACTGTAGACCAAAGCTTTACTCTTGCCTCAAGACTAAGGTTTGGTTTAAAATCAACAGGTACTCCACCTTCCATTAGACCTGATTCAATAAGCTTACGCATCTGAGTAGGAAATGTAACATTACCTTTATACTCATCAGCTATATCTAATTGATCTTTAAGGAATTGTAAGTGAACTGTGTTCTTTGTAAACGCTTTATCATTAATGTTTACAATAGTTCTTTCTTCTTTATTAGTATAGAACTTGTCTTTAACACCATTAGTAGTAATAGTAGATACCTTAGAACCTGACTCAAAAAGAGCATAATGAATACCTTCATTCATCATCTTTAAATGAAGATCATCTATACTAGTATCTTCTGTTAAAGAAGGAATAAGAGGCATCAAAGAGAACTTATGGAAAGCATTAGCTGCAGCATGTTCATTTTTTACTGATCCCCAGTACTGAAACTTTCTAACAGGGAAGAAGTATTTAATAGCTTCATAGTCAGGTTTTACTTTACCTTCTATGATATCATTATACATCTTCTCATGTTCAGGTCTCCACTTTCCTTCAAGATTTGATAAAGCTCTGTATGCATCAAAGCTTATCCAGCCTTGAGCATCACCTTCATTCATGCTGTTTACATAATCTCCAAGCTCTTTCTCAACAATCTCACTTATCTTTTTCTTAGAAAGCTTCTTGTCCTTATTTCTTTTAACAACATCTTCTGTAATAGCTTCTCTTAACTGATCAATGTATTGAGTTCCTATTTTATTATCTTCTAGAATTGCAGAATTAAGAGTACCATCTAGTCCAATGTTATTAAGATCTGATGCCTGATTAGGATCCATAGTAGTTCCTAATCTTTTCATAGCATACTTATTTTTCTTATTGTTGACATACTGAATACCAGCTGCATCAGATCTCATGATCTTACCAGTTGATCCGGAACCTGCTATACGCTTAGTAAAGTCATCAGCATCTTTGTATTGTGCAATATCTCCGTAGATAACAATCATAGCTTCAACATTATGAATCCATGAGTTATATACAAAAGCATTAATAGCAGCTACTTTTGCTTGCTGTCTATTTACTTTAGATTGTCTTTCTATTGTTATAAGAAGGTTCTCTGCGGTAAACTTATCAACCTTATCAAAATACTCATTAGCTTTTTGTACTTGAACATCAAAGTATTTATCAAAGTCCCCTCTAAGTTTATCATAAATATCCCCTTCATTTAGATTTAATATTTCATCTAGAGTAAGGGAAGAATCAGCTTTAAGCAGAAGTTCTTTTGTTTTATTACTCAGTACATCTTCAAATATTACAAAGTCTTGACCTTTCTTAAGATATTTAAAATCAAACTGAATATTTTCTCCTTTGTCTACTCTTTCTTGTAAAGCTTTAAATCTTCTAATTCTATCAAGCTCAGAATTAATATAGTTCTTTACAATACTAAAAGCTCTGTTCTTACCAGATTTACCTTGATCTTTTGCAAGATCTTCAATATCAATGTATAGACTTCCTCTAGAAGCACCTACTCCAACAGGGTATATTCTATCTACATAGGTAGAGAATGAACTTGTTTTATCAGCATGTCTTGGTAACTCAGGTTTACCAGCAATTGTCATAAGGTGTAAATCCTGGATAAACTTAGTAAATACGTCAGCACTAGCTGAAGCAATACCTACAGTTCCATCTTCTCTAATAAGCTGAACACCACTTAGGTTACTAAGATTTATCTTAATAGGTTTGCCATCTTTATCTTTTCTTCTTTCTTTCTTTACAGGATTACTCATATCAAAGAGAGAATTTAAAGTAGCAGAAGATTTACTCCATGCATTTAATTCTTCTTTAAATTGTGCCATATGAGGCATACTGATAAGAGCTTCAAAAGAATCTGCTGTATTAAGAGCATCAGTAAGAATACTAAGAGTATTGTTTAAGCTATACTCATATTGAGAGTTTCCTTCAGCATTACTAGATAAGAAGTTTGTAGTATAGTCTGAGTTTCTTGCCTCAAGTTCTTGGAGCTTTTTATAGTAAGTTTCCAAACTTACAAGAGCTGGAGCCAATACTTTTACTCCGTTTTTATCTACAGAAGGTTTTTCTTTATAGGCCGCAAATACTTCTTCTAAAGAGTTTATTCTTTGAACACCATGTTTAGAATAAAGACTTGAAAGATTAGACCATATATCAGATGCACCACCTATATTATTCTTTTCTATTGCTTCTGCAATTCTAGAATCACTTGAAAAGTAAATACCTAAAGATCTAAAGAATTCCATTCTTTGTTCTCTAGTAACTCCATTAGGAAATTTCTTAAATAGTTTATTAAGATCAATATAGCTTTGATTTGTAAGAGGGTCTTTGTCAAAAGTATCAACCTCATCACTAGTCAAATATTCAAATGTATTACTCCATCTATTAGCTACCTGAGCATATGGAGCAGATGATCTACCTACCTTAATTACATATTTTGTAACATCAGTGTCACCAACTTTGTTTTCTTCAACATTTACCTGAACTAAAGGAATTAATGAGCCATTAAAAGTTTGCCAAAACTTAGTCCATAAGCTATACTCTTCATCATATTGAGAAGTATTCTTATCCCCAAGTTTTTCAAGTAAATGCTCAATAGTACCATCTGTTTTAGCTGCTTCTTTAAGAGCAGCTTCCATTTTATCTATAGTAATGGTACCGGTAAGAATTTTAGCAAGCTTATTCCACATAAGGTCATATGGAACAAGATCTTGTGTACCAAAATCATTTAGCACCTTATCCTTACCTTTAAATGCATAGATACTTCTTAAAAGAGCATGCACATCTGGATCACCAAGTTCTTGGTGTGAGAACTCATTACCTGCTCTATCACCATAACCTTCTCTACCTTTAGTAGACAAAGCCTCTTCATTTATATCAGCAAAGAAGTTCTTTCTATCTTCATAGGATATAAACTTAGACTTCATTTGGTGGTAAGCTATAAGACCTTTACCATCTCTGTTATTCTTAAGGTTCTCAGTATCTCCAAAGTTTCTAAGAGCCCAATTAACAAGAGAAAGCTGCTTTTCAAAGTGAGTCTTTTGAGCTCCTTCTGACTTAGCAATCTTATCTTCCAGGTGCTTCTTTATAGTAGTTTCTAATTGCTGCTTAGCATATTTGTAAGCAACCTTCATGTTTTCTTCTTTCTTAAAGAAGCCTACAGTAAAGCGATTTGTGCCACTTTTCTTATTAGTGAAGTCTACTATGTTAGAAATAATAGAATCAATAGTATTGATAAGCTGCATTGAATCCTGATGATTCAGATCAATATCTTCTTTATTAGAAGATATTTTCTCTACAGCTTTATTTAGTTGACCTATTGTTTTATCTCTGTTGTTTACATCAAAGTTAAACCCGGACATATCACCTACTCTAAGCTTTTGATAAAGCTCTTGAATAATAGGCATTTCACTATCTGTAGTTTTAGCTTTTCCAAAAAGCTTTTTGATAAGATTGAATAACCAATCAAATATAGAGTTTTGAACAGGAGTTTCTGGCCTTGTATAAGTACCTCCAGAAAGCATAAACTTTCTGAACTCTTCTGCCAAATACTCTTCTAACTGAAGAGGTTTAGCATTTGCAAATGTTACCTTGTTACCATTGTAATCAGTAAAAGAACCTTTTTGTTTGCTGGCTTCAGCATACATATTCTTTCTTTGATCTTCTGTTAACCAGGTTTGAGTAAACCCGTGCCATGCTTCATGATAGATATCTGAGAAGTCACCACTGATTGCTTCATCAATGCTTTCTCCTTCTTCTCTCATGTATTGATTAAGTACAATACCATTAACTGACCAGGTAGCTGCTGCTACTCTTGGACCACTATTAACAGCCTTAAATACTACCTCAACAGGTACTTTATATTTAGTAGCTAATGGAGAAGCTTCAGGATTTTGTACAGCTAAAGCTTTAATCTGTTCAACCTCAGTTCTTGAAAGAGCTGACATGAACTTCTTCATTGCTGGATGCTTAAGAGCTTCTTTACCACCAAGGAACCATATAAGACCATTTGCTATTTTAACTACAGATTCTTTTCCATTTAGTGATTTAACACCTATAAGTTTAGATAAAGAATCTATGTCTTTAATAGCTATATTAGCAATATCATCAAGTGATATTGTTTCCTGTATACCTGGAGCTGTTGTAGTTTGTTCTTGAGTATTGACTTCAGGAGCAGCTTTAATCTCAGCTTTTGCTACCTCTTCAGCTACTTTAGTATACTTATCTACTTCAGCTTCTTGAGGTTGAAACTCTAAGTATGAATCAAATACAGCAGGATTACCTTCAGAATCAAATTTACCTCTGCTTGTAAAGTTTTCAAAAAGATAGTCTTCTTTGTAGCGCTTCTGAGGACCTTCTTGGAACATTACTCTGCCATCTACAGTCTCAGTAGTATTAACATCAAAGTCTCTGTATATATTAGCATTGAATAATGGGTAATCAATGTTGAAATACATCTCACCAATTATACCCATCAACTCTGTTCTAATTTGATTCTTATTTTGATCTGTAACTTTTTCTGTTTTAGATTTAATAAGATCTCTTATTTTTTTTCTACTTGCTCCCTCTAAAGAAAACATAAACTCCATTTTCTTTAGCTTATCATCAAATGAAAGTTCTGTATTTCTTTCATATACTTTGTTGATAAGTAAATCAACAATCTTTTCAAGTTTACCTCTTTGGTTAAAATCTCCAAATTTAGGTGCTGATATAGTAAGTATACCGGGATAACCTTCTATTTGATAATAAGGAAATTTGCTACTAGCATCTCTAGGGTATACAGTAGTTGAGGAAGTAACTCCTTTAATGTCTTTAAGCTTTCTATCTGAAGCAGTAATATTAGCAAGTTGTCCAAGTGACCCACCTATAATATTAGCTTTTACAAAGTTACTAGTGTTCTCATTTAGATAGTTAGCTATTTGAGAACCTACTTCATTTGCTGAGTAGTATGCAAACTTCTTACCTTCTTTAGCAAGAGTACCATCCTCATTAGCATAAAGAAAATTACCTTCTTCATCTACAACAACAGCATAAACTCTTTTATCAAAGTCACTAACTTGACTGTCTGCTGCTCTTCTATTTTCAGCATCTATGTTTCTTCCTGCAACAAGCTTAATGTAGATTTTTCCTATACCAGGATATTCTACAGATTTGCTATTGGTATTTACAGCTTCTTTAACAAAGTTTACAATAGCTCTCTGTATTTTATAATACACAGTAAGAAGAGGATTTCTTCTTGTTGAATCACGACTAACAGTTTCTTTATCAGTAGTTCTAACAGAAGGTTCAGCTTTTTTTATAACTGCTTCTTTAACTTCTTCTGGTTTATTAAGTTCTTCTTCTTGACTTATTAAATCTTGAACAATCTGAGCATTTTTAAGATCTTGTGCTATACCAGTTACTGGATTAACAATAGCTGCTACAGCTTCTAGTCCTGTATTAGGATCTTCAAATTTTTTTATTTCTTTAATAAGAGCATCACTACTAAAGCCAACCTCACTAAGTTCAACAGAAAGTCTTACTTGTTTACCTTCTTTTTTTACTTTACCAATAGCAGCAACTTCATGAATCATAATAGCTGCTTGTCTAGCATAGTCAAGAGCTAAAGCTTCTGTATCTTCTGCATTTTCATAAGGTGAGTTTGCTTTTATAAGATCATACATTTCTTTCATGTATGTCTTATAGTCAAACTTGTTTCCCTTTTTAACAATATCAGAAAGATCCCATAACACTAGTGTTAAGAGATCTTCAAGTTGTGATGGAGTTAATGTACAGATCATTTCTTACAACCTAAATTATCTTTTAATTTTTTAATTACTTCTTCCTTGCTGAGATTTTCAATTTTATTTGAAGTCTCGTCAATCTTTTCTTTTGTTAGAACAACTGAAGTACCTTCAATATTCTCATTAGAAGTTATTTTATTTTCTGTTGCTACTGGTGCAAATAAACCTTCTTCCAGTTCCATACCATCTTTATATATGATATCAACATTATTTTTAAAATCCTCTTTACTCATAGTTTGTTCTTCTCCAACAGGGAGATTAGAAGCATCTAATATACGGTATTTTAAACCACCTTTTGTCTTAGAAGTAACTACAAATTTTTGACCTGTAGTAAGTAAACCTACAGTTCCTTTTAATGCTGTTCTAAAGTCTTTCTTCTTATAGAATCTCTTTTTAAATTCACTATGAAGTTTCTTTATTACTGCATTAGGTGCATTTAATAAGCCATACTTTTCTTTAGCTTCTTGATTTTCATAAAGATCGCCAAAGAATTCATTGAGCTCATCTATTGAGGCTATATCATCTACTTTAGCTAATAGGTCAGGAGTTACTATAACTCTCTGTTTTCCAGTAGGTTTAGCTTCAACTTTTTCTTCAACTTTTACTTCTGCTTTCTTTTCTGTTGCAGGTTTTATTATATCATTATTAAGAGATACAAGATATTTACTCTCCTCTGAACCTTTGCTGCTAAAGTCAATGGCATCATAACCTTTGCTCTTAGCAAACTTAAAGAATGCATTTTGAGTAGCTAATCCTTCTGGAGAGTTGTCAAGTAAATCAAACCTTGCAGCTGTAGTAAATTTCTTTTCTACCGGTTTATCAAGAATATTGATTTCTTTTTGTGCATTATCAAAAGTTTCCTGCTCTCTAGCTAAAAAGTCTGATGCTTCTTGAGTAGAAGAGAATCTTTTTAATAGTTTAGGATCAGAAGCTTTTAATGTAAAAGCTAAATCAACATCATTTGCAAAAGCAAGTGTACCAGTTAATACAGTTTTACCTTCTATAAGCAAAGCTTCTACTCTAGTCCTTACAGCATTATTAATTGCTACTCTCTTTGTTCTATAATTTTTAGTAAATCTGTTTATAAACTCTTGATCAGTTTCATCTGCTTTTCTTGTAAAGTCAGGATAAGCTTTATTTATTTCTTCAATAATAAGCTGATCAGCATCAACAATGTTTTCATTTGTCTCAGCAAGAGTTGTTTTACCTGCTCCAGGACTTACATATATAAATTTACCTTTAAACTCTTCAGCAATTTGGCCTGTATTTTGGTTATTAAACTCATCAACTACTTCTCGGTTTTCATAGTAAACAAGTGGATTAGTAGGCTCTACTCTAACTTCTCTTACATTTTCACCGTAGTCTTTAGCTTCTTCTTTATCAGTAGTGAAGTAGTTAAATTCTCTTTCATCAAGAGTTTCTGCTCCCTGGTAATAAGTTCTTTCTGATATAGCTTCTACTTCTTCTGGTTTTACTTCAGGTTTAGGTTCTAAAGATGCTAGTTCATTTTTTAGTTTTTTAAGATCTTCCTCATACATCTTAATATCTTTTTCAGCTTGAACAGTAGCGGCATGGCTATCTGTATTACCCATGAAACGATATGTAGTTTTTATCTGTTCCTCAAGACCTTTAATCTTTTCTTCTATTTCTTTTCTAGGATCTACTTGAGCTTTACCTTCTGAAGCAACTAGTTCTGCATCGTATTTAGATTTAAGAACATCTATTTTTTGAAGAATAACATCTGTATCAGCAGTAGAAAATAATCTAGGCGATGCTAATGAATTTATTTTTTCTATAGTTTCTTTAGAAGGAGCAGCATACGCATCTGAAGCTGTTATGCTAGTTTTAGTTGCAGGAACCTCTATACCTTTTTTGAATATATGAAAAGATATTTTATTAGAAGAACTATTTTGTTTGTATCCTATAGCAAAATACCCGTTACCTAAATCATAGCCTGATTTTAAAACAACTTGATCTTTTTCAGAAATAGGATAACCATCATTATCTATTCCACTCAACATTTTTTCCCAACTCATTGCTCCTGATGAAGACGTTGGAAAACCAATATAATCAGATAATTTTATTCCAAGATTTTTTTCTATATCAGCTTTAGCATCTGTAGTAGCAGGAGCTGTGGGAGCTGCTTCAGAAGCTTCTTTAAAAGAATCTCTTTTCTTACTTATAGCCAACATTAAACCACCATTCATCTGATTAACATTGTCTATCTGCAGCATGATCTTATCAAGTTCTCTTTCAGATACAGCTTTATCAATGAGTTCTTTCCAATTATCATCTGTTAACTCATCTGGTATAACAACTTCAACTTCTTCTTCTTTAGCTATTACAGGTTCTGAAGACAGATTGTATTTAGCTATTTGATCTAGAGCTGTACCGGATGTTTTGATAAAGTTCTTAAACTTAGGAGTATTGAGAATTTGCTCATCAGTAAGACCTTTGCTTTCTCTTACATATTGGTTTTTGTAAAGCTTGATAAGAATAGATTTAAGCTCAGGAATTTTATTGAGCTGCTCTATTGTTATATTAGGTGTTACTTTTTGAGTAGCTTTTGGTTTTTTCTCTTCCTCAACTTTAACTTCAGTTTCTTTTTCTTCAACCTTAGCTTCTCCTTCTTTCTTCTCTACAGGGAAGTACTTATCTAAAATAACTTGGATCTTCTTATAAGTTTCACTAGTAGGTTCTATTACTTCTTTTTTTACTTTATCAAAGTAAGTTACTGATCTAGGATCTTTTTTAAAAGCTTCTATTTCTTCAGGAAATATCCAAAGGCCAAGATCATATAATTCATTTAAGAAACTGTTAGTTTTAAGAAGTTTTTCATAAGCAACAAATGCTTCTCTTATTCTTTCATCTCTGTCTTTCTCTCTTTTTTCTTGTACAGCTTGTTCTGCTTGATACAATCTATTAAAATACAGAGGATTACTTAAAAGATTAATAGCTCTTGTAAGATCTTGAGAATCTCTCTCAAGCATAAAGAAGTCTCTTATTTTTTTAAAAGCAGCATCTCCTTCTTTGTCTATAATAGTTCCACCCTTTTGTTTAGCTACCAATTGTAAATACTTAGTATAAGTATCATACATCATTTCAATAGCTTCATCAAGAGTATTTTCGGCAGTACTTTTCTTTTCAAGAGTAGACTCTCTTACTATTTGAGCTTTATCTCTTGAGATATAAGTAGTCTTTCCTTCTTTATTTTTTGTTACAATCTGATTACCAATAACTCTTTCTACTTTGTATTCTTCTTCAGAACCTTCTGTTTTAACAACAGCGCCTTCTCTAATCTTCATAAGATTAGCTTTTGCTTCTTTTTGTTCTGGAGTAAGAGTTCTCTTTTCTGAAAGAAGCTCTATATTAAAGTTATTAGTAACAATCCCCCACTCTTTAAGAGTTTCTGCAATTTGTCTTTTTTCAGCAGCTTCTTCTTTTTGCTCTTCAGTTCCTTGTTCTAGTGCTTCAGCTTCAAGAAGTAAAGTTCTGATCATGTCTTTTCTTTGATAATTATCAATTAAAGACATAGCTTCATCTGTGCCGGCTGTATTACTTACAGTAGCTCCTCTTCTTGTTTCTATCCATGGAGATACTGATGATAATTCATTAGCAATACTTGTCATTCTACCACTTACTCTCTCAGCTGCTTCACTAGATATTACAATAGATTTAACTGCTTGATTCCAAGCATTATACTTTCTATTGATTTTTTGATAAAGCTCAGGATTTCTTTTAGGATCAGCTACACCAGGATCATTAGGGTTAGCAAACTCTTTTGTAGCTTTATCATATATCTTCTGAAAATTGTTTGCTCTATCTATAAGTGTTTGAAGTCTTTGTCTTACTTTAGGAGCATCTTCAACTTTTTTACCATAAGCTTGAGCTAACTCTTCATCAGTTGCTTTAAGCATATCATTAAAGTGCTCTGTGATAAGTTTCATTTTACCTGTTGAGGCAAGAGTATAAAACTTTTCACCAGCCATATTATCTTTTGCTTCATTGAATTTATGCTCATTCCCCTCATTTACAGCATTATCCATTTCTGCAGCATAGTTCCTTGAGATGGCTGCATTATCAGCATTTTTCTGGCCAATGTTCATAGCATTCTTTGCTATGTCATTTACAGCATTAATAATATTAGTCTCTCTTTCTTCAGCATTTTGTTTAGCTGCATCAAGCTCCGCTTTGTATGTGCTATTTAAAGATCTTGCTTTTTGATAGCTTCCCATTACAAGACCTTGTGCACCACCCGCAACACTACCCATTAAGAAACCAGAGAAGAAAGTACTCATACCTTCACTTGAAAATTGAGTACCTATTGCATCTCCCATATGATTGACACCTTGCCAAAAACCTGCTTGACTAGGATCTTTATCTACTTTATCATGGTAAGCAATAACTCCTTTTTGAATAGCTTCCTGAGCATTTTCTTGAAGTGCTTCAGATAAGTTACCTACAATATAACTTTTAGACCAAGGAACATAAGGTGATTTAACTAAGAACTCTGCAGTCTTTCTTCCTAAAGATTTTTCACCTGCTTCTAAAGCTCCTTTTTCAAGTACTTCACCAACAGCTGTTTTAGTTAAATATTTAGTAGAGGTTTCTTCAATTCCTTTAGCTAATAAAGACACACTAGGAAAACCATCTAATAGTTTACCTAAAACAAGTCTATTACTGTAAAAGATTATAATATTGTTCCACATTTGAGTGGATGCTCTTACTGACTTAGATTTCTCATAAATATCTTGAGCATCTTGTCCTTCAGGCATTTTACCATATTTAGCATAGTACTCATCAATAAGCTTTTGATGATATGTATTGGATGCAGTAGCTGCTTCCATTCCACCCTCTTCTGTTGCTAAACTTATCTCACGAACATCTTTATAGAATTCACCAAAACCTTTAGCTGTTTTAGCTAAGTTGTTTAATTCTTTATAGCTTCCAGTACCTCTTGCTAAATTATATGTAAAATCTGCAGTTCTTGTAAAAGGATTTAAAAACTTTCCTGTTTTTAAAGCAACATCACCTAGTTTAACAGCACTAAAAGCTTCTCTAACTTTGTTTATATCTTTAAAGCCTTTAATTACATTCTTAGTAGTCTCTATTGCTTTTATACCTTTACCTATTAGCAGGCTTTGTCTACCTAATTCTGCAATAGTTAAAGGAGTAGATCCACCTAGTGTTGCAATCTCAAGACCAGCTAAAGCTAGATCTTCTACAACAATCTCAGTCATAATACCTAAACTATATGCTGAGTTAAGACCAAAGTTTGTAATCCAAGCTCCAGCTCCTTCTTTAGATGAAGAGCCAATAGCCATGCCTTTTTGCATAGCTTCTTCTGCTTCATCATCATCTACAAGAAATAAACTGGATCCTACACCTGTTGTAAAAAGCTTACCCCACTGTGTACCCATTCTTCTAAAGTCATCCATCCAAGAACTATTCTCATTATAGAGTTGTTCATTATCTCTATAAGGAGAGAATCCTAGCTTTTTAAATTCGGGATGCTCATAGTATCTTTCAAAGTTCATATTCTTATAGCCAGCGCCATAAGAGTATGTTCTACCATACTTGTATTTATCTTTAGCCCACTGGTCTGCTTGACCCATGTAACTATTTACAGCTTTAACAAAATCTGTAGTTCCCCCTGAAGTTTGTTTTGCTCCTGGAACTGGGCCAGTTTGTTCATTACCAACCAAGTTCTGGTTAATATCAACTGAGTCAGGACTAGTTGGTGGTAAAGCAGGACTAACAATAGGTATTGGATTGTTATACTGTATACCAGTATTTACTTGTGAAAACTCTCTATCAAATGCTTGAGTAGGACTTCCAGAAGGACCAAAATCAGGAAAACTAATATTTTTATCAAGTGAACTTTCTAGTGCCATTTTAATAAGGTTGAGCCATTAGTTGATCAAATCTCTGAAGAGGAGACATTTCTCCAGCATTACCTGTTTGTTCAAGAATACTTCTATTTGTAAAAGATAGCGCTGCTGGATCATAGATTCTTTCAGCAGGTAATCCATTAAGATAGTTTGTATTTGCAATGTTGATTTGATCTAGCCAGGCATCAAATCCTACTACTAGATTGTTTCCTCCTACTTCAGAACTAAATAGAGTTCTTGATGGTGTTATGGATGTTTTATTACCATTTTCATCATAACTAAAAAGTGATCCAGTAGTAGTAAATCTACCATCTGGATTTTTAGTAATAGTTATATTACCACCATTTGGTCTAGATATAGTTACAGGTTGATGATTTAAAATAATGTCATAAGGCTTTTGAGTAAAGGCCTGTGTAAAATCATTATTTGTATCAGTCTTAGGAACATAAACAGTTAAGCCATTTTGCTTAATGCTTTCATTTTTACCCCAACCCGGTTCATCAGATGTACCTTTATACTTATCCATGTATCCTGGAGCAAAATCAATATGGACAGCTTTATACTTAGGGTCACCTAATGCTATATCCATATAAGTAACTTTACCTAGTGGTCTATCCTTATCTTTATTTGTATAAGCACCACTTGTAATATCACTTATTACTGAATTAAGAGCATCTCTATAATTACCTTGATCATCTGCACTTATAGCATTAGATTCTTCTGCTACAATTCCTGGACTAAACAAAGTACCTGCTGAACTCAAAGCATCATTACCAAATGTAAGTAGTCCTCTTGTACCAAATGCTGCTGGTGCTCCAGCATCAAATGCATATTGAACTCCACCTCCAGATGTTTTACCTTCTGCAAACATTTCAAATGCAGCATTAGGATCATAGATAGCCTTTACAATAGGAACCTTACTATTAGGATTTTTAGGATCTGCATATGAATATCCACCATTGTAGACACTACTATATATTTTATACATGTCATCCCAAGCATCTCCAGCATCTTCAGCATCTCCCCCACCACTTGCAAATATCTTTACATATTCATCTTTTGTTCTTAAATCTCCATCATATTTAAAGAGAAGTCCAAATTGATTTTTTTCATCATCATCAACAAGACCATTTGTAAGAGCCCATGATTTTACATTAAGGTTGTTCTGTTTATAAACCTTACTTGTAACATCCATTACTAGTTTAGAATCATCATATCTTTTAGAGATAGGATCTAAAGTCTCATTAAAGAATTGTCCATATAATGCATTAGATGTCTCTTTCTTTCTAGAGGCAAAAGCTGCATTATATGTAGCTAATGGAGACATATCTGCAATCTTTGTATATTCAGTAGCTGAACCATTAATCATAAACTGATTACTAGCCACATCATAATTAGCTCCATAAATAGACTTTAACTCACTTTTTGCTGCAAGTTTTTGATCATTGTCATAACTTGAATCATTAGTGATATTTAAAAGGTAGTCTGTGTATTGTCTAGTATATTCTTTTGCAGCATCTGTAGTTACAGATTTCTGTTCTTCTACATATGCAAAAGATTCATGTGCCTCATCTGTTTTATCTGCAGTTGTAGCAGTTCCTGGAAGAGCTTGAACAAACTTACCTGAATTAAGAGCAGATGTTGCAGGACCTCTTTGTTGAACTTCGCCAGTTGCTTGATCTTTAAGAATATCCAATCTTGTTTGAAACTCTAGTTCTTTAAGTTTATATTGGAACTCTTGAGCTTTTTCTGTCATTCTTAATGAATGGTCATAGTAGCTCTTAGCATATGGATCTTCTTTTACTGAAGTCTCCCCGGTAAGATTAGAGATATTAATGGCAGCTTCTTTAAAATCATTACCCATTAATGTTCTTGCAATAAGAGAATCAACATTAGCAACTCTAAGTCTTCTGTTTTCTCCAGCATTAGTTATTCCTGAAGCTACTTTAGCTGTTTCATCTTTATACTGAGCTGTTTGAGCATGCTGTGTATAATCAAGATCTGCTATTTGATAAGCTTTTGCTATACCATCATTTCCTGTACTTCCTTCTTGCTTAATCTTTTTTTCTATAGCATTCTTTTTAGCTTGAGCAGCTAATGTATTTGTCTGTGATTCAACAGCATCAGTTTTAAATTCATTAACTCTATTAAGTATAGCATTAATGTATTCTTCTTCAGCAGCTGTTTCATCTCCACCAAATTTCTCAGCATTATTTTTGACATATGTTTTTCTTTGAACATATGCCATAGTATTGTACATATCTTGTACTTTTTGATCTGCACCATACTGGTTTTGAAAAAGCTGATAAAGAGGAACTGTTAGATTCTGGCCATTTTTAGTAGTTACAATATATCTACCATCTGGTGACCAGTTTACAGAAGTTACTCCAAATCCTTTACCCATGAGATCTTTTACATAGTTCATGGCTTTTTCAGTAACATTAATAAAAGGAGTATACTCCGGGGCTTGCATACCCATAGCTTCCTCTGCAGAAGCATTCTTAAACTCTTCAGCTTTTAAATGAAGATAGTTAACTCCTACATTCCAATAAGTTCCACCGCATTTCTCTTGATCTAAACAAGTTTTAAAATTCTCAGCTCTCTCAAGCTGATTTTTATACTGTTTAGTATAGGTCATATCTTTAACAATATTCTTATTGTCATAGAGAGAACTAAACACACTACCTGCAGCATCTACATTCTGTTGTAAAGATAGATCCATACCAGACATTTTTTTAATGTCTTGATCTATTGCTTTAAAGAACTGATCTCTAGATTGATTATTCTCATCTCTGAGCATAGGTGAGTATAGCAGAGTACCATACATTTTATTAAGCTGCTTGTGAGCAGCATCATACCTACTTTGTCTGGTTTGTAAAACATTGCCCAGAAAGTTATAATCAGGTGTAAAAGGTTGAACCTGTGGTATATAGTCTGTTAAACCTTGGATGTATGAAGCCATATCAGTGTATAAATTTACTCAAAAATATTATAAGTTTAGTAAACCTATAAAGTTTATTAACCAGGGTATCCTTCAGGAGCTCCAGCATTAGCGCTACTCTTACCTAAACCAAGTGTAAGCTTTGCAGCATCATATGCTTGTGCTGTTGTGAAAGAAGGATATTTTTCTAAATAGCTCTGTGCCAGTTTCATTATATCTGGACTTTCAGAAGCATCAGGTGTGATATCAGCACCATGTGTGAAATCAATCATTCCCCCTGAAAGAGGATCTACAGCATATTGAGGATACAGAGTATTTAGGTTATAGGTATTAGCTCTGTTACTTATAGCTTGTAAATATTGATTTCTAACATTTTGTCTAGCTGCTGTTTTAGATGCATCAAACTGCTCATTAGCAATTGCAGTCTTATCATAAAGCTGTGTAGCTAGAGCAGCATTTCTTTCAGCGGCCTGATTAAGAATGCTAGTCTTCTGAAGTTCAAACTGATTAGCTACACCTACATTTAGGTTATTGTATCTACCTAAGATATCAGCAGCTGCTTTAGCTGTTTGACCTTGAATAGCACTAGCTCTAGAAGACAATGTTTTTGGACCAGTAAATGCAGCAAGTCCTTGAGTAAGGGTACCTGCTTGTTCTTGAGCTGCAGCAAGTTCTCTTTCTGGAGAATAAAATGTAGGCTCCGGTAAATAAGTTTCAGGTGTAGCTTGCCAAGGCATTTGTTTTTTTATACCCATAAGATCCCTGGCTGCACCTGCAGTACCTATAATATCCTGAAGCCAGAAAGATGGTGCTCCTGTATATTGAGGTTTATCAAGATGCTTAGGTTGAAAATCTGTAGTCTCTTCTTTTGCAGATAAAGCATCACCTAAACGAATCTTTACTGTAGCTAATTGACCAGCAGTAGTATTACCCATTACACCATCTGGTGGTGATATTGTTTTTTTATCAGCAACATAACTTTCATCACCAACTCCAGTTTGTTCTGGTACAATTATAGAGAATAGATCTTTAGTCTTTTCATCTTTAGATGCTTGAACAAATGCAGCATAAGCTGCTTGTCCTGAAGCTACTGTAACAGGATCCATTGCTTTAAGACCAGCTTTTTCAATACTTGTTTGATAAGCTTTAGCAGGATTAGATTTATTTTGCCAGTTAGCTGCATTTAGATCTTCACCTTGAGCACGCATAGCAAAGTTCTGAAACTGCATGTTAAGGAAGTCACTAATAACATCTTCTTTTGTTTTTTTAGTAAGAGCTGTTTTAGTAGACTCAGTTTTAACATTTTTTATTTGCTCTTGATAGTTGTTCCAAATAGCATCCTGAATATCAGGACTATTTAGTACTTCATTTTCAAGATATGCATAATCATCTCTAAAGTCACCTTGATCTGTTTTAAGAGGATTGTATTTCTCTTGATCAACATCTACTCTTGGAGGAAGATAATCTACTCTATAGTATTTTCCATCTTCACCTCTTAAATATGCATTACCTGATTGTACAATAGATTCAACATTAGGAGTTTGATACAATGCATCTTCAGTATCAAATTTTACAATTCCAACAGCTTTTGATTTAGCAGGTTCTGGATCTGTCTTAATAGCTTGACCACCACCTTGAAACATAGGCATGGTTACTTTTACTCTTCTTTTATTAGAGCCACCCTTTACAAATCTATTGAGTCCTCCACCAAATGCTTTTTTAGGTATCTGAGATATGATATTCATACCATATCTTCCCTCTGGCATTTCTACTTCTTCTTGTGACTCAACTTGCTGATCTTCATTTTGTTCTGTGTCTTCTTCTTGTTGTGACATTTGAGAAGGAGCTTGTTGAACAAGTTGATCTGGTTGAATACCCATGTGTTCCAAATATGGCATAGCAATAGCTGGAATACCTTGTGGAAATCCTTTGATAGATTCTTGAGCAAGAGCTAGTTTACCTAATTTCAGGTTATAGCCTGAAATCATTGCTTCTGCAGTTTTTCTTTGCAGATCATCAGTATTAGGATCACCTAGTATTTTTTTAAACTTGTTGATATCATATTTCTTAGCGATATCAGCTGGAGTATAACCACCTTTTTTAGGACTCATTCCAAACTGATTAATGATATCAGGATCCTTAATCTTCATTGATCTATCTCTAGAGAAGATGAATGAATTATCCGGTAAGTAGAGAGGGGTTCCACCTTCACTATGTCTTTTTCCACCAATCTTATAGTGCTCTGGAATTCCATCACCACTAAAGTTTGTTACTGCAGTTTCCCCTACTTCAGCTTCTAAATTAGCCTGATCTCTAGGTACTGCTTTAATACTACTATTGGTTTCTACTTCAGGTTGAGAAAACTCACCTGCCATAACAGGCCAACTAAGTTGATTAGCATTAAAGCCAAGACCTGGAGACATTCTTACCTCCAAGCCTGAAGTTCTTGCTTCTAGACCTTTTTTACCTTTTGGTAGAGTTACTTTTACTCTTCTTCTCATGTTATATTAGTCTAAGTATTCAACTTGTCCACCCATTTGGATAATCTCTGCAATTTCTTTATCTGTAAGATATTGCTCAGTAGATGGTGCACCACCCATTTGCATTACAGGAGCTTGAGTCCAATGTGGGTACATTGTCATCTCACCTGTAGGTACTCCATAGTATCCATTAACTGGAGTTTGACTCCAATCTGAATAACCTATAGAACCACCTTTGTCTTTTGTAAATCCTGGCATGTATCCTGTATCTTGAATAGGAATAGATTGATTTACTCCAAGAGTACCTGTTAATGCACCGGTAGGAACATATTGGCCAAGATCTTTACCTACAAATGGTTTGAATAGATTATCTCCTCTTTTTCTTTGAGCTACTTGTTCTTCCATTGCTCTTTCTTCATCTCCTAAACCAAGAGCAGTTAATGCACTAATACCTGTAAGAGTTGCATCAGCAGCCCATGGAGCTACATTCATTTTTCTCTTGTATGAAGATTTAGCTCCTGTTTTTTTACCAGGTAATCCAGTCATACCCGGAGTACCCTCTTCTCCATAAGAAAACATATCAGGCATAGAAGTTACAGGTACACCTTGATAGTTTCCTGTTTCTCCAAGCATGTCATGCTTAGGTAGGAATCTATGTAGACCACCGCCATATTTTTTAGTAGGGGTATACATCTCTTCTAATGAAGGTTCATCAGCCTCAACAGGTTGAATAGAACTTTGTATTGGAGAAAGCAATCTTGCTTTTTCTATAGGATCCAGTTGCTCATATTCATACGCTTGACCTTCTCTAATAGCTTGTTCTTTATCTAGATTATATCTATCCTGATCAGTAAGCAATGGAGAAGGTGTTTGAGGTGTTACACCCCATGTTGGAGAAGGAGTTTGTTCAACCGGAGTCTCTTCTACTTTACCAGTATTAGGATTAAAGGTTGTTTCAATAATAATCTTTCTAGGACCTTTACCAAACAATCTCTTTTTCTCAGTTACTTTTAATCCATAACCTTGTGCTCCAGCAGCTGCTTGCATTGCTTCAATATCTTCTGAAGTTGGCATTCTACCTACATCTCCTGCAAATGGATATGAACTACGAGTTCTTCTATATCTATAATCAGGAGCATTAACCATATATGGATATCCTGCACCAGCACCCATGGTACCATAAGTTGTAAGCGCTTGGTATTTAGCCCATGTTTGATCAGGGTCTTGACCATATGCTACAGCAAGATCTTTTACTGCTTTTTCTTTAGGATCCATTTGATTATCTGTTGTAGTGCCAGTTGTTTGTTGTTGAGCTCCCGGAGTATATCTTGCACCCCTAGTTCCTGTACCAGTTATTCTAGTAGGTTCTGTTCCTTGTTGTGTTTGAGAAGGAGTTGATGGAGTTGTTCCTTGAGTTTTAGTACTTTGAGTTATATTTTCTTGTTTTTCATTAGCATCCCAATTTTTTTCAGAAAGTTTAAAACCCCAAGGATTATCTGATGCATAAAGATCAGGATAAACATCTGATGGATAATACTGTGGATATTTAGTAGCTACAGTTTTAAGATCTGTTTTAGCAGCTTCTATTTTTTGTTTTTCTGCATCAATTGCTGCTTGTAATTCAGCAACACTTTTTAATTCTTTTTTTTCACCTTGCTCTGAACTACTATTCCAATCTTTTTTATCAATATAAGTATAAGGTGTAAAAGATCCAGCTAATGTTTTATCAACACCAAAATCTGATAATACTTGTTGATCAGAACTATATTGCTGTGCTCTCAACAAAGCTTCTTCCAGTTGTTGGATAAGCTTTTGTCTACTTTTAATGTTTTCTGTATTTGTTACATATTTTTTTTGAGCATACCCTTTTATATCTTCACTCATTTGATCTCCTGTAGTACCAGCAGTTTGATACTTCTTAAGTGATCCACCGTATTTTGCCATGTTTTCAGGAATTGGATTAAAGTCAGGTACTGTTTGAGCATCAGTACTTAATTTATTTGTACTCATTAAAAGGTTTAGTTTTTTCTGAGTATCATCATACATCTTCTGTTTCAATCTCTTGTCTGTTTCATAGCTAACAGCTCCTCTTATGCTACCCATGAAATCGCGCATTTTATTTTCTCTATTAGCGCTAAGTGTATCAAGCTGATTCTCATACATATAATTGTTATTATATGTTTCAGCACCAAATTGTGCAATTAGCTGAGACATAAACTGTTGATTGATTTGCATAGCCTCTTCTGCAGCTTCTTTATTAAGAGCATTTTGAGTATTTGCTTGAATAGCAGATAAGAAATTATTCTTTCTGCTATCTACTACATTATCAATTTTACCACCTTGGACTCCTGGTCCTTGATGATATGATGCACCATAAGTACCACCTTGTTTAGCAAAAGCTGGGAAAGCTCCATAGTTAGAAGGATGAGCATAATCTCCAGATCCTCCATGATTATAATGAACAAGAGTTGCTGCAGGATTACTTGTAAATCCACCATAAGCATAATAAGTCTCTACAGGAATTTGAGCGCCTGCACCTTTACCTTGCATACCATATTCTGGATATGACCATGGATAAGGTTGACCACCATTAGCCATTTGTCTAGCTTGAGGATATACTTGGAAAAAGGCTTCTTCTGTAGGGTACATATTATAAAACTCTTCTTCAGAGTTTACCCCGGCCATTTTGAGGAATTGAGCTTTCATTCTATTTGTATTTATCTAACCAACTGGTTTTAACAAAGTTAGGGCTTTGACTATAATTTACTAATTTTTTACTAGATTTTCTAGGACTTCCTCCTTTTTTAGGGAGACTTCTTAGGTTTATATTTATCAAGCCAACCACCAAACTGATACTTAGAATTAGGATCATAAAGTCTAGGTCCTTTAGCTCCATAAAGCATGTAGTTTCTATCAAATAAAGGATTCCTAGTCATCAGTTTATTAATGCTAGTTTTAATATTCTTAGATGATTTTTTCTTAGGTAGCTTAGAATACTTATTCAGCCATCCACCTTTCTTAGCTTGATTTAACTCTGGTATAGAAGGATCCCCGCCATATTGGAGTTGAGGAGAATCTGAAGGTGGTAAAAGTATATTACCGGCTTTACCTTCAGTTTGACTCCACCAATCTTGAAGCTTATCATATCCCCCTGCATTTTGTATATTCCATGCAGTAGGTGTAAATGTCCATGTACCATCTTGCTGTTGTTCCCAATGACCTCCTTGATGTTCTTTATTTGAATACTTAGACTCATCACTAAAAGTCATATGATTTGGTCTTTTATATTCATCTGTAGCATGGTATTTTTCTGGATTAATAAAATGCTTTAAAGCTCCTATAGGATGATGCATAGCATATCCTAACATATTATAATCACCTCCTTTTTGAAATTGAGGATATTCAGTAACCACATTACCCGGGAATGTATAATCTACACCAGGATACATCATTTGCTCATTACCTAAGTTATCTACACCTAGTACAGGATAAGGTACACCTTGCATGGTAATATCTCCTGAAGGTATTTTAGTTACTTGACCTGGATATTCCCATTGACCTTTACCTTTAAGGTCATATATAACACCTTCATTAACAATCTTTTCTGGATTCTTTTTAGGTGCATACCCTTTTTTATTAAGGTACTCGTTCTTAGGTACTTTGTTCCACATATTATCTAGGTGAATAAAGGTTTTTATTAGTAGATGTCATTACAAGGAATTTGCTGTCATTACTTACAAGCTTTCTCAAAAGAACACTTGTTGAGTAATGTCTAAACTTCTTTCTCTGCAATGATTCTTTATTATAGTTTAAGTTGTTAGCATTAAGAACTCTTACATATCCATTAGCTCCTGTATTCCAAATAGTTTGTTGAGCATAAGATCCGACGTTAGGTGTTGGAGGTGGATAAGGTGATCCAATTGGGAATTCACCTCTATCTCTTGTAACATCCCAGAACTGATTAAATCTGTATCTCTGTTCTACTTTAGAGAACAAGATATCAATATTAGTAGGATTAATAATAGGGTAATTGAGAATAGCAGGAGCATTATTTCTAGGAGTTAAATTAAGCTTTAACAATCCTGAACACTGTTCTGTATTATAAACTACGGCCTCATCAAAGTTTGTATCAAGCTTGTGGAATCTATCATAGCAGTTAGGTGCATACTTATAGACTTCAAGTTGATATTCAATACTTCTAAGTGTATTAACATTATTACCTGTATTTACCATCCACTCCACCTCAAATGGATAATCTATACCATAATAGTTAGCATAGAGATCACATCTTTCATTGTGCACCCAAATAGACTTTTTATCATTTGGATTTACAGTTAAGAATGTATTCTTACCCGGTAAAGTTAATGTAGGATGCCAGTCATGGTAACTAATAAAACCTTGAGACTTAGGATCATAGCTAAGTGTAAATGATGCATCTTCAAAGTAAAGAGGATCACCTAGGGTAATAGTATTAATTGGTAAACCTTCTCCTCCAATTATGGTGTTTACTTGGAATTGATCTGTACCTAAATAAGTTAAAGAAATATTCTGCGGAAGATCTCTTTTTAAGATATAGTCCTTCTTACAGAAGTACACTAATTGGTTTTGGTTATCATAAGTAGATTGACAACCTATACCTGCTACAGTATTATCAGTAAGTTCAAAGTTTTGAATGTTTGCAATATTCTGTTGCAACAACTGATAAGGTAGATACTGAGCAAGCCACCACTTCATATTATCAAGTGATACTTCTTCAATAGATCCAGCTACCTTAAATATCTTTCCTTGGTTTTGACTTATCCAGTATAGACCAGCAGAAGTGTTTATAACACTTGCTCTATCTTGACAAGAACCATACTCATACTGTGCATCAGCATTAATAATGCTTTGCATAGGTTGAGAGAATAATCCTCCATCACCTATTGTAAGCTTGGTGCCAAGATCTGTTTCAAGTTGATCAAGACCTTGGAATTGAACCGGACTTGCAGTGTCAAAGAATATAATAGCACCACTCTTATTAACTGACTTGATAGATCTTACATAAGTATCAAAGTCATAATAGTTATTAGCTAAAAAGTATAGCCAGTTATCTTTCTCACTTTCAAATTGAGAAGGTAAAGAATAGATAACTCTATTAGGACTATAAGTGTAACAAGTCTCAGCTAAATATGGACTATAAGATCTTGACTGGACTATACCCCACGATGTATAGTTAAGTATTGTTTTTGTAAAACTTAATGATGCATCATACTTGTAATAGTTACCAGCTTTTATAATAGATGTATCAAATAGTCTTTTAACATCAGATATATAAGGGTAGTATTTCTCTGCATCTATATTACCGTAATCTCTTAGATCTACATTGATTTCTGACTCTACAAAGAATTCTCTTACTCCTGAATTAAACAAATAGAAATAAGCATTCTTTACTGCAAAGTTTATATTAGATATAAGAGATGGTGAAGGATCAAGATTATAAAAATCACTTGGTGTTACCCATGCACCCGGGTTAAATATGTTTGAAAATATAGAAGAGGTAAAATCATTAGTTTGAAACTCCTCCATATTTAACCAATATCTTGGGTAGAGGATATTTTTATAATCATCATAGTTAAACTGATAACCATCTGGTTGATCATATAACCAATCATAAAAATAGAAGAAGGTAGTCTTTTCACTATATCTTCCAATATAAACATCCCCACCAAAAATAGTTCCACTAGAAGGTACAGCTTTACCTACTTTAATTGCTGTGTAACAGTTGCTTGCATTAATTTGAGAAATAGAATCTATTTGACCATACTGATTTCTAATTCTTTGTTTAAGCGCTGTATAGTATGAAGCTGTTGTTGTTCTAAACTCAGAACCATCAATAGGTCTTTTTGTATTGAATCCTGGATATAATGCAGATACATCTGAAACTCTTTGTCTAGTATTATCAGTAAGACCTTGACTAGGAATAGCAGTATTTACATTAAGAGCAACATATTTATTTCTAAACAGGTTGTTGATTCTATAGTTATTACTAAAGTCAACAACTTCAGGCCCAATATAAGATTGCTCAGTAATTTCTCTTCTTCTGTTTCCTACAGCCACAGCATATCCTAGATTGTATAATCCATGAGAATTATACTTAAGTGCAAAATCTCTATACTTAATGAAAGCTTTTATAAGCTCAAGTGTTCTATCTGTACCTTCTGTAGCATAGTTAGCAAAACTAGGAACAGCATTTACAACTTTAAATAAAGTTGGTAAATCCGCATAAGAAGATCTTTGATAAGATACATTTTCTGTACCACCTAATATGTTAGGTGCTAGAAGAGTTGCTAATGCTGCAGCATCATAACCCGTGCTATTATAAGCTAAGTTATCAGATGTAACACCTAAGGCTATAGATAAAGCAGTACTTATACCAAGGTTATTTAAATCTGCTTCAGATAAACTAGATAAACCTAAAGCTGCACTTACAAGACCTATTGCAGCTGGTACTGTAACTGCTAAGTCTGTTGTACCCCCTGCTAAAACTGTAGCATTAAGTCTAGGCTTTTCTCTAGTTACAGTTCTTTGTCCATCTTTAGCAAGAAGAGCAATACCAACACCTGCAATTGCTGAAACTACAAATGCTATGTCAGTAAGCACTTTTGCTTTAGGATGCTTTTCTGACCATTCGAATTTACCATATACATCACCTACAAAATTTGAATATACCTTTAGTTCTCTAGAAGAGAGAAAAGGTTTGTAGAAAGTTGTATCAGGAGAGTGAAAAGAAAACAGTTCTCTTGAAAATTGACTTTGTGGAGAAAAGTTTTGTTCTCCTCCTAATGTAGTATAACTTGTTTGCTGAGTAGACAAAAATGTATCCGGGTGCAAGTCATTATAAGGATAGTTTTGATAAGCTCCTCTTGGGCCTGCATAAGGAGTGTTTGGATCAAAGTCATCATCAAGGTTATATATACCCATGTTATTGATGATACCTTTTGCTACTACTGTTTTATTAGCATTTCTACTACCTCTTAGAATTTCATATCCTACAATATTAGTTATAGGATTTCCATTATTATCTACAGGAGCTTTGATATTATCAAAAGTAACTCCCATGATTCTAATCTTTCCACCACTCTGATTAAAGTGGTTTGTTAAAGTACTAGGACTATTATCAGTAAAGTTATCTGGAAATCTATGATGTCTTATTTTTTCACCACACAAATCATAATCAGTAAGCGCTGTTCCAGAATAAGGTAAGCTTGTTACAGTTGACCATGGATGTGCTGATGCATTCCATACTTCATCATTATTATTAGGATAATATTCAGTTGATTCCCAATAACCCATGATACCTTGAGCTATAACATTTCCTCCATCTGGAAGAGTATAAGGAATAAATCCAGGTTCAACTTGAGCTAGGTTGTTTACTAACCAGTTGTAGTTAAATCCTCCAGATACTTCATCTGGTAAAGCATCACTTGCTACAGTTAGAAATGCATTTTCATTAAAGCCACCAACAGTTAAAGCAGGTCTACCTGGAATATGATATGACTTAGATTTATCACCTGTATTGTATATCCAGCGAATAAAGAATGGATATACTTCATCACGCATGTATCCAGTATTACTTCCTCCATTTCTATAGTAATTTCTGTCATATTCTATAGCTTGCCATTTTGTAACTATTTGATTGGCAAGTGGTTGGTAGTTAAAGTCAAGCTTAGTAGTAGGTGCAGTTCTAATTAAATAGTTATTCACTTTAAACATTGCTTCTGTCTTATCATAGACAGTTGTTTGTAAAGGAATAAGTTCTAATGGTACAGTAGTAAGTGTTAGATCTATAGTATCAAGTGTAACCTTAGTCTGGGTTATATTGTATATCCCAATTTTTTTAGCTACAGTCTGAGCACTAATTGTTGATACAACAACTAATTCAAAAGAATCATAGTCAGTGTCTGCACCATCAATGTAAATATCTAAAGATCCTGCAACATTATCATGATCAAATAATGGTTGAAGATTAGATGGCTTAAAGTAGTCTGTAAGTTTTATACCATCTATACAATATGCTATAACTGCAAAGTAAGATCCATTTGCTAATGTTCCTCCAGATGTTCCTTTTTCAACTCTTACACATGGAGTTTTTACAAGCTTAGCAAGTCTTATAGCATCACAATCTATAGCAGGAGTATTGTTACAAAATATACATCCTTGTGGATATAGAGGAGAATTTGGTGTATTACCATTTTCATCTAAACAATCTTGGATCCAAGGAATAGGACTATTAGGACTTGAGTATAAGTTGTTACTAAAGTTAATTGTATCTACAGTTAATACTCTTGATGGGTTATTTCCATCATCCCAGTAGATTCTCCAATAACAATCTGATGTTGCTTTAGATACACCCTTAATAAGATGATACTTACTAAGATTTAGACACGGGCTATTTACTATTGGTAGATAAGTGCATGTCTCTTCTTTAAAGATACCAATCTCTGAATTAGTCTCATCAGTAGAGAATAGTACCCAGACATCTCTATCTGTATAGATAGCACCTACTATAGTATAGGTTGCTTCAGTACAATATTGGTTACCGGGTTCATTACCTAGTTTACCAATATCACCACTCTTAGAGTTATTAATGGCATTTCGAGCTTGAGTCCAGGTACTCTCATCCAAGTGAAAATCATTTCTATCTTCACTTAATTCTTTATCAAACCTCCTTAAATCATCAGAACTTGTAGGATTATATTTTGCCATTAGTATCTAGTATATGAGTTAGGATACTGTTGATTATTAACTGTGCCCTGGTTCCATGGATATGACTTAAACATATCATAGTATTTCCAGTATTGTGCTTTTCTATTCATCTCCCAAAGTCTTTTCATTTCTGAGAAGTTTGGAGTATTTACAATAGAAAGGGCATTGTTTCTAGCAGCTCTAAGTCTTTGTTCTACAACTTGTAGTTTATTAACAGCTGTAGCATCATCATTCATCATGAGATTCTCAAGAATACGCTGCTTAACAGCATACTCATAATACTCATTGATCATATCATGATCCGGAACCAAAAGATTACCTTGCTCATCATCAAGCATACCTTGATAATTAACATAGATAGTTCCGCAGTCAAAGTTTGTATATAACCAACCATCTTTAATCCAAGCAGTTGTACCTACATTCCAATAAAGATTAGGACAATCACAATCAATGCTTTGTGGATTTTCTAGTATTCTAATAGGCCATTGTCTCTTGTAGACACGCTGAGTTGATTTAACTATTTGAACAAGTTCATATGCATCACCTTTGCAATTAGTAAATACTTTAGGAGTTTGACAATAACTTCCATAAGGATTTACAGCGCTATAAGGAGGTACATTGATTACCTGATTAGCACATCCGCAAGGACTAGTATTACAAGTATTGCAGGTTTGACAAGATGCTGTATTTTGACAACCACAAGGTGTGTTGTTACATACCTGGCAGTTTACAGTAGATGCTACACAAGTATCTATAGTACTAGTAGTTTGTTGATATGGTGTAACAACTGGTCTTTCTTCAATCCATGTACCTTGATTAACCGGTTCATGAATAACAAGCTCATCACAAATAAGAGCAAAGTTTAGTACAAAGAAATCATCCGGAAGTTTTACTCTTCCTTTTTCTACATCAAGAATTGCTTCTTTAGTTTTAAAGATTCTAAGTCCAAGATCATAATTAACCCTTTTAGCAACTTTAATAAGCTGCTGTGGATCAATGTAATTCTGAAGTTGAATATTCTTGAAATCTACTTGAATATCACTTAGAAGTTGATCAAAGGTTCTATATCGGAGGGTGTAATTATACATTTATCTGATTATTAAATATTTGCCAACTTTGGTTTCTTTAAGAATTTTTCTTGGTTTTCCTTTATAAAATTTATGAATAAGTTTATCTCGAGCAATTCCTAAAAAATCTTCGACTTCTCGTTTACTTTGAAATATTTTTTCTTCTTTTGTTATTAAATCTATAACCTTTACAAGTTTCCCTTTTTTACGAATACCTTTTGTTTTTTTTCTAGATTCTCTTATTGCAGTTAAATGTTCTTCTGAGTAATTTCTTTTTTGACCCCTTAATTTAGACATTCTTGCTTCTATCCATTCTTTAGACTGCTTTTTTCCTTTTAATGTTCCTGGCTTACCTCTTCGTGCATCAGCTTTTCTTTTTTGTGCATCCTCAGTTAATAAGAGTAATGAAAAATCTCCTCCCTTTGAAAGATTATAACCATTTCTTCTATTTGAACATTGATGATAATCAATCCAAAATACTTCTCTTTCATTTAATTTTTCAGGACTACAGTTTTCAACAGGAAACATTATAAGTAAATTATTTTTTTGAAATACTCTTTGCATCCATATATTTTTATGCCTTCCTGCTTTAAAATCATTTAAATGTTCTTTAGATCTTTTAGAATAACATCTAGTTTGACCTATATAAAAAAGTCCATTTTCTTGATTCATTATACAATAAATACAAGAATCTGATTTAGTATTTTCTAAAATAGTCATTGTTTTAAGATCTTAGTACGTTTTGACCATTTTCTGCAGGCTCTTGTGGCACCTGAGCAAGAAGCATAATATCTGATAACACTTGCTTTTCTATTTCAGCAAACATGTACTCAGGAATATTAGTATTATCATCTTGTCTGATTTTACAAGCAGTATCAGAATTACACTTTAAGTAACTAATACTGTCAGCCCAAATACCTTCAATTCTAGCAGCTTCCCAAAGTACATTTGGAAAATACATGTAGCCATCTAAATACCAGTAGTAAGCATTTTTGTTATACTTAAAAGTAGTACTGTTAGCCATAGCTGTATAAATAGCCGGGCTTGTTGGATATGCTAAAACAGAATAATCTAGAGAACTAACTGTTCTAAATAGAGGTCCATAAGAACCTTGAAGAACAATAGGAAGTTTTTCTTTAGTGCGCATAACAGTGCACTTAGATTTAATTCCAGCACAACATGCTTCTATTTTATCAACTTCAGTAAGCTCTACACAAGGGATAACCTCAAATAAATTTTGATACTTAAGAATTTGATTAGCTGTATCCTGTCTCTGAATATAAAGTTTAGCATATTTCAGAACCAAGCTATAAATGTATCTATCAGTTATAAAGGCATCTTCTTTAACACCTTTAATAGTGTTGCGGACTCTAGATATTGTATCTCCTATTGTTGTCATTTTAATCTAGATCAAATTCGTTATAGTTATCTAATTTGCTCATGGAAAGCCTTTTCATAATATCTCTAGTTACACTTTTCTTATAAAGCTTAGATATCATTACTCTTTTATCTACCTGAACATAATTTTTCCAATTCTCTCTGTATGCTTTAGATACTGATCTGGTAAAGTTTCTACAACCTTTAAATCTCCAGAGCTTTCTAAACTCATACTTATATTTAGAGGCAAAGCTACTATAGAATATCTTACACAGCAGACCATCCGAGTTAAGATTAGTATTCTTTAGTTGTTTACCATATTTCAAAGAATTTGGAGCATCTATGTTTTTACCACTAGGTGGTGGACAAGATCCCACAAATAGGTATCCTAATCCTTCAGGTAGCTCAACTCCATCTCTATTTACTATTACTTCTTTCCAAATGTTTTCATTAAAAGTCTTAATTATGTTTCTAAGATCTTTATCTGAAACCTTTTTGTACTCAGGAAACTCCTTTCTAAACTCCTTAAATAGATCAGACTCTAATAGATTAAGTCTCTCTTTTCTAAATCTTGGAGCTTTTACATCAGGTTTCTTGTAGTTTTTAAAGTCCATAGTACATAATAATATAGTGAAAAATTTGCAGAGTTAAAAATAATCATTATATCCTATAAAAGCAAAGACCCCGGGTTTCCCCAGGGCCTCGCCTTTGCTGCGAAAAAACCAACAAAATCACAGCTTAATTAAAGTACTGGACAAGTTCCACCAATTACAATGGACATTGACTTGTTATATTCTACTCCTTCAGAAGATATGATTGAACATACTACTACATCAGGATCACCGGTAGTAAGGGTACCTGAAACAAACTGTTTAGTGATACAATCTTGGTAAAAATAGATACCTGTAGTAGCAGGGTTTGTAGGGGCTGAAATAGTAATAGTGTTACAAGTGCAGCAATCTGTATCTCCATTAACTCTTGTATAATCTGTAGGCGCTGCAAAAGTAGTTCCCGCAGGAAAGCAAAAACTAAAAGTATCTCCATCAGGAATAGCAGGTACATCTACTGTACCTCCTCCACAATCAGGGTCTGAAGGAAGAGTAAATGCTGGGCAAAATGCAGCTCCACCTGAAGCATTACAAGTAAATGCTACTGAAAAGCATGCATTTGTAGGGGTATATGTAGCAGTCCAAGCTACTCTACCTGTAAGAGATCCTTCTTCTTCACAGGTTGCTTGTACATATCCATCATATACATAGTCATCACAAGACTCATCATCTACTGTAACATTGATTGTAGCTGAACAAGCTGTTCCACCTCCTATACAAGTTACAATAGTAGTGCAGTCATAAAGACCTACACCACCTAGTCTGTAACAAACCCGGTGATTTCCAGTATAGTTACTGGTAAAATTTACTGTAATTGATGCTGGTACTAGTGCCATTTTATTTGGTTTTTAAGCAAGAGTTAAGATTCTAACATACATAGATTTCTGGTTAGTTGTACTACCCTGTACATAAAAGTCATAGCTAGTATTAGCTAAAAGACCTGTAATTGTAGCATAGGTAGGAGAAACTGTAGAAATCAAAGTAAAGCTTCCTACTGGATCAGAAGAAAGCTTCATATAGATTTTATAAGTACTATCTCCAGTAATAGCATCCCAGATAATAGGAATACTAGAACTAGTTACTTGTCCATTAAGTCTTAGGTATACATTACCTTGATCTGTAGCTCCATTGCAAATATAATTAACTAGGATCTGTAAAGCTTCAGATACTGATATACCTGTTGGGATAATACTAGTTAAAGTAGTCAAAGGACTATTTCCACAAAGTAATTCTGGCCCAGTGTATACAATACAATCAGAGCTAAACTCTTCAGCACAAGGATTAGGTGTTGGACAAAAGGTAGTATTAACCGAGCATGGAGGAGGAGTAGTTAACCCCTTCTCACATCCGCATGGTGTTGTTTGACAGTTACAAGTATTGCAGGCCATTGTTTTAAGTTTTTAGATTACTGCTATTACTGCTGATACACTAGTTGGAGGTAAGCATGGTCCTGGAAGTGTAGTTGCAGGAGTAAATGGACAAGTAGTTGTAGATGAACCTACTGTAACAAGCACTCTTACTTTATAAGGTGTTGAAGAAGAGAGACTTGTAAATGATCCTGATACAATTGTTGGACCAGTAGCAGCAGTTACATTTTGAGCTATAAGTGTTGTTCCTGCATTATCATAAAGTTGTACAGTGTATGTTGCTGTACCACTTACTACAGTAAATGAGTAACCAATTGTACCAATTGATGGAGATAATGTAAGCACTGGACAAGAAGCCTCGTTAATTAGTAGATAAGATAAGTAGTTGCAACATTCTGCATTTGTTGTAGGATTGCAAAGACAAACATTACCTTGAATTGTAAGGTTAGATGATGTATTAACTGGAGTAGTGCTCAAATCAATAACAACACCACCCGGGTTATTAAGATTAGTTGGTACATCAATATAATAAGTAAATGACCCACCTAATGTATCAGATATTGTAAACAAAGTTCCTAATACATTACAGTTATTAAAGCCTGTTGCTATGGAACCTGTTATATAAATTCTAAGTGTATTAGGTGCTTCAAATACAGCTGAAAGATTAAGAGCAACACCATCACAACCAGATGGGCAACAGTTATTTTGAATATTAACAATAGCAGCTCTCATATCACAGATAGTGAGCCACATATTATTGATACTGTCAGCCAAATTAAATACTGGACTAGCCCATCCTGGGATAGATCCCATTGTTCCACCACCTGGACCAAGAACTGGAGAAGTTGCTAAACCTGGACATTCCTGTAGAATAGCAGAATAAATATCAGTTGGTTGGCCTGTAGATCCTACTAATTCACAGTATTGTTTTTCTAATTCATCTACTACAATTTGAACCTCAGTAGGTACTGAAGGTAGAACACAATTAGGAGTTACTGTAGGAATTGTAAAGGTAGGAGCTGGAGCATTCTCAAGAGCTGTAATGCGGATATTATAATTAACCAAGGTTTGGTTAATAATATCAATCTGATTAAGAATATCACATACTCTATTACCAATAGCAGTTACATAATCTGTAAGCTGCATTGTAGTAATTTGATTACCAAAAGCATCCTGATAATAGAAACAAGGTGCAATATTTACTGTACAATCAGGACAACCTGTTCTTGCTGTACTTGGAGTTTGATTGCAACATCCTTCAAGTGCACATATCTTATCAATCAAAAGTTGTAAGAAAGCTTGAAGATCTTTAGGTTCACAACCAGTAAGATTGAAACATGAAAGATCTAAAGTAGTTACATCAATTTGATCAAGAACTGCACAAAGCTCTGTAGCTAATTTAAAAACTACATCACTTACTGTATCTCCTTTACATAAGTTGATACATGGAATATCAGCACCTTGCCAGATCACACAATTAGAGGAGATCGGGTTACAGGATGCATTATCGTTATTAATCGGCTTCATGATCTTTGGAATATATTAATATACAACTTTTTAATAGTTTTTACAAATCAAAGGGGTGTGCAACTAGCATTATCTGTACATACTGTACCTAATCCTGTAATACTATATGCACCAGTAGTACCTGAAAGACAAGGTATAAATTTAGAACACACAGTTCCAGTTTGCCCTTGAGTCAAAGTAATAATAGAGCTTATATTTCCACAAGCCATGTAAGTATATGTGCCAGTACCCACAGTTTGGTTAATTGTCCAGCAAGTACAAGGAATATCCAAAGTACTAGGATTAGGATCCATAATAGATTGGAGGTCAAGAATTTGTTTTTGTACATCCCAATAGTTTACATCATGCTCACAGCAGATAGTTATACCATATCTTGCTTTAACCATCTCATCATACACAGCTGTAGCAAACTTGCAAGTGATATTATCATATGCATCTGCTGTACAAGCCGGTGTATCATATCCTGGTTTTACTGATCTTTTCTTAAGCTCTCTAGGAACTGGAGGTACATATGCACAAAGTTCACAAGTTGCATAAGAGTTAGTTACTGTATTTGTGGTAGTACCATAGATATTACAATCTATATTAGTAGATACTGTATAGCACTTATCTCCACAATTACTAAGATTAACAACTTGGCCTACATAATCACTGAAATCAGTAGAAGTGATAATAACATCCTGATCATCAACACAATTAGTAAGTACATAATGTCTGGGTATACAACTTTCACAGTCTGCAGAAGATATTAAACCTGTAGTATCTATTTCAATTACTTGAGTACAATCTTGAGCTAAAGTAACTGTAAAACAGTTTTTATACCCAATAAGATTATTTAAACACTCAACATCCGGAAGAGTTGGTATATAAATACTTAAACCAACATAAGCAGATAGGTCATTACTTACTGTAAATACACAAGCATTATCGCAGCAATTAGTAAGCTTGTAACATACAGGTGCCTGATAATAAGTCCAAACAGCTTCAATACTTTTAGCGCCAGGAACAACTTCACTAGTAGCTACTGTATTACCAGAGTTACTTGTTACTTGTTCTGTAGTAGTTATACCTAGATATCCATCATTAATAGTATAGAAGTGGCCGGCTAATCTAATATCTCCAGAAGCAGTTGTAGGTTGAACTTGAGTCCAAGACAAACCTGCATCAGTAGATTGTACTACTACATTTCTTGCTCCTGTAGCCCATAGATTATTATCATCAATCCAGGTAAGGTGTTTACCTGCAAAGTCACTAATAGATACCCAGCTATAAACTACACTCCAACTAACTCCACCATCTGTAGATCTAATAATATACTGAGAACCACATGCTACAATAGTCTGCTCATCTGCAGACATATGAATACCTAAAATATTCTGAGGTAAATTAGGAGCTACATCAGGTATAATAGTCAATGATGACCAGGTTACTCCTCCATCCGTTGTTTTATAGATAAGATTTCTACAACCTACAACACCAGTTGTTGTACTAATAAAATGCAAAGAATATGCTGTAGGAACAATAGGTTCAGCATTTGGAACAATTACTCCTGCAGGAAGCTGTGTACAAGAGCTATATGTAAGTCCTCCATCAGTACTCTTAATTACTACACCATTATCTCCACAAGCATATGAAACTAAATTACTTACTACCCAAATCTCATAAAATTTGAAATTTAATTGAGCAACATCTGTTTGATAAGTACCAGTTGGTATACTCCAAGTTGTACCTCCATTAGTAGAAACTAATACTCCATAAAATCCTGGAGTATTAAATGTAAGAGATTGACCTACTACAAATACCTTATCCCCATCAGTAGGATCTGTCATCACATCATAGTAAACAGGTAGTACACCTGAAGTAAAGGAATAACCAATATCACTCCATGGAGTAGTGTTATCTATAAGTTTCCTTATAAATCCTTGGTTACCTACATGATATGTTGTAGTAGACATGTTTTATTTATTGAGTGTAGCGTTTACAGCTGTAATATTAATCTGTTGTGGATTAGGTTTATTTTTAAGAGAGGCTTCATATGCAAAAAGACAATTACTGCATACATGAACACCATTAGAAGCTACTCTTTTCTGACATCCACAAGAAAGTTTTGCTTTACAATTGTTACAAGTCATTGGTTTTGGTTTTTGTTGTTTTTACTTACAAGTTTTGCATTCCATCTTTTTAAGAAGTTTCAATGCATAGTTATAAAGTTGCATGCCTTCTTGAGGCTCATGACAAACCTCTACTTTAGCTTTAGCTGCTTGAAGATACATTTGTATCATTCTAAGCTTATTGAGTTTGTCTTTAATAATTTGAGGTGGATCACAAGCACCTAAATCCAATTCACAAAGAAGTGTTTGGTACTGTGTCATTGCATAAGTAATACGTAAGTGATTATACTCTACATATACTTGATCATTAGGTGATACACTATACTTAAGAATGTATACACCATCTGGTAAATTATTAAGTACAGTACCACATTGAGCAGTTTGTACTTGAAGATCACAAGCTGTGATATTTACAATAAACCCAGCATTAATTACAGGCTCTGTAAATTCTACAGAATAACTAAATCCCGGGAGAGTTACTGCCAACTTAGGACATGTTACAGGAATAAGTGAGCTATAAACACTTGTATCTACAACTCTTAAGATACCAAGATTCATGGTATCCGGTGCTTCAAGACTTAGTTGGTGCTGTGCCATTGTTTTTAATATAAACAAAAATAATAAAAAAGGGAGAGAGTTTTTTTACTCTACTCCCTTTTTTTACGGTTCAGTTAAAATTATCTAACTGGTTCTGGATTTGGTGGAACTACACAAGGCTCGCAAGAATTAATTACAAGCGAAGTGCAATCATTACCACATGCAGACAACCATGCAGTCATATCATCTTCAAATGCTGTGATCGGAGCATTTACAATAACTTCAAGCATGTATTGATCATTGTCAAATGTGCTACTTGGGTTGTTGTAACGTGGAACACTGTGCAAGATGAAGTATCTTCCATACAAAGCATTGCGGTTAACATTTGCAATGATGTCAGATCCCTGGGTGATTTCACGAATACGAATATCAGTGTGGAAGTAATTCTGCAGATAAGACTCAGAAAGAATCAAATCACGAAGAACTTGCTCACCAAATCCCATACCCTGAAGACCATAGCACTCAGTGTATACGCAGATACCTGAGAATACACATGGATCACCATTGTAATCTACCATAGAAGCATAGATACGCACCAATTCTTTTTCAAAGAAATCAGTGATTTGGAAAGAACAGTTACCAAACTTAGTTTCAACATAAGCACCAAACAAGCGAAGACCTGCGCAAGCATTTGCAGTGTGACCTGTAGAAACATAAGCATCCCACCACTGAGTTGAATTTACAAGAGCACCAGTAAGTGGATCTGAAGTTGTTCCAGGAGCATACCAAGCAACACCAGCTTCATCAAATACTACAGGAAGAACAAAGCTCTTAGTGTATTCAGAAGTGATGATTTCAGTAGCCCAAGAGATCATAACCAAAGTAGAGTCAACTACAGTTGGAGTAGGACCTGAGCAACATCCAGTGTAAGCTGAAAGTGTGTGGTAAGAGTTGTGGTTCAAGAAACGCAGAAGCGGAGATCCTTTAAGATCAAGACGCAAGTAGTAAGTTTCTCCACACAAGAACTCAAAGCAGCAAGTAGCAGCTGTAGTTCCACCCTGGAAATTATCAGAGTTAGTAGTAGT